GCACCGCATACCAACGCGCTGCCAAAGATATGGAAGCAGCCGGATTAAACCGGATCCTGGCGTTGGGCAAACCGGCTACGACTCCCGGCGGCTCCGCCGCGCCGATCCACGACCAGGGAGTCCCGGCAATTAATTCGGCGCTATCAGTTCGCCGAGCTGCTGCGGAAATACAAAACATCCAAGCGACCACGGGACTGACACAAGCTCGCACCCAGGCAATGGGCGGCGTAGCCGCCGTGGGTCAGCAAGCAAAACGATTAGTCGACTGGATAACCCGTTCGACGAGTTCCACCGACACTGAGTACAGTGGCATGTGGGATCAACTCAAAAGAGACTCACAAAAGGCATTCGACTGGCTAATCGGAAAAGATAAAAGCCCGAACAAAAAATCCGGGCAACAACGAGGCATCAGTGCGGCAGAAAACGCCGACATCGATGCCCAAAAAATACTGCAAGAAATCAAAGCGGACCGACGGATCTTCAACCTTCTGGTTGAGGAGGTCTCGCGCTACGATATCGATACACGCGGATGGTCGGATGACCAGAAAGCATTATGGGGTTTAGCAAACCCCGAAAAGCTCAAAAGAGCTAGACAAAGGCGCTACGGAAAATGACCAAAAAAAAGACAAAAAAACAGGCCGCCAAAAGCGGATCATCGAGTAGCAATAAGCGGCCCAAAAAAACCATTTACACATGGTCAAATCCAGCGCCACCTGTCCGCATCCAGTTCAGCGGAACAGGAGCAAAGCAATCATTCAAAGATGAATGCGATATCAACAACATTCTGAAGAGATTCACGAAGACAGGTGCCATTGAGCACCTCAACAAACACCAACCCCGATACGGGGTAATTAGCGGCGAGAATTTCCTCGACGCACAGAACACGATTGCCCAGGCAAAATCGATGTTCAACGAACTCCCGGCAGCAACCCGCCGGGCATTCGATAATGAACCGGAAAGGTTCCTAGATTTCGTCTCTGACGAAGCAAATCATCCCAAGTTGCACGAACTTGGATTGACCCATAGCCCGTACAGGGCACCCGAAAAGGAGGCTCCCCAGGAGCCTCTGAAAAGCGACGAAGTGACCAACTCGGACGCCTAATGCCTATAAACCCCCTTGTTCTTTATAGGCTGAGGTGACACCATGCGACCAACACGGTTAACCTACTGTTTATCAAATAATTCTCCAAAGGAGACCAAATCATGCGAAGAAAGAAAATGTCCAGGAAGAAATCCCGCCGCTCGTTCTCCAGAACAGCGTCGAAAACTCACCGCCGTAATAATTCCTCTCCTCTTAGGGGTGGCATCAGGCTGTAATGGCCTGCACTTCACCTATCAGCGGCTATCGGTCTGCCAAGCCGAATCAATACGGAAATTACCCGGTAATTGTCACCGGGAAGGAGTACGGGCCGTGGACCGTATATGTCCCCTGCGGCATGTGCATATCATGCCGTTTGGCGAAAGCCAGGGACTGGTCTATTAGATGCAATCACGAGGCCCAACTCCACGAGGAAAACTCATTCCTCACCCTCACATACTCAGACGAAGAGCTGCCGAAAAACGGCGGACTCTACAAACCTCATTTTCAAAAATTTATGAAACGTCTGAGGAAAAAAACAGGCGAGAAAATACGCTACTTCATGTGCGGCGAATACGGCAGCAAAACCGGCCGCGCTCACTACCACGCTCTGCTCTTCGGATATGACTTTCCGGACAAGACTTTTCTCAAAGAAAGTTACTCCGGAGAAAGACTCTACACTTCCGAAAATCTGGACCAAATCTGGACTCACGGACACTGTTATCTGGGGAGCGTCACCTCACAAAGCGCGGGCTACGTTGCGCGCTACTCCCTCAAAAAAGTCATGGGCAAATTCAAGAACAATATTGACGAGGAAACCGGACTAAAACCCTACGAAAGGATCGACGAAAATGGCGAACCGCACGAGATCATACCGGAGTATGTTACTCCGTCACTCAAACCAGGCATTGGCGCGAACTGGTTCGAAAAGTTCTACAAGGACATCTTCCCCTCGGATGAAATACCGACGATCGACGGCAAGACGTACCCCGTTCCGGAGTACTACCTCACCCTCCTGGAAAGAAAAGATCCAGAAATGCATCGAGCTGTTAAAGCAGCGAGACTAGAAAACTCGAAAGAGAACCCCAATCATCATCCAGACCGGCTAAAGGCAAGAGCCTACCGGCTGGATAAATCCACGAAATCACTAAAAAGGTCCCTCGAATGAAGCTCACCCTCTTTGCAATCCATGACGTAAAAGCCGAATGTTTCTCCAAACCCTTCCTGGAGCCCCTGGACGCAATCGCGGTCCGGGCCTTCACCGACTGTGTCAACTCGGATAACCATCAATTCGGCGCAAACCCACAGGATTACACCCTGTTCAAACTCGGTGAATATGACGATTCCAAAGGCATGTTCGAGACTTACGCTCCCAAATCGCTCGGAAACGGCGTAGAGTTTGCCCAGGCATTCCTACGTAATCCACTCAACCAGGTACCGAAAAATGGCGAAGAGAAGCAAGTCCCACATGACTCACAATTTCAGCAAGGTTCCAAGAGCTGAAATATCACGATCATCCTTCGACCGTTCCCACGGTCTAAAAACCACCTTCGACGGCGGTTACCTGGTACCCATCCTGGCGGACGAGTGTCTGCCAGGAGATACCCTCACTCTCAAGACGAGCTGCATGGCCAGGCTCGCGACTCTCATCAATGTCCCGATGGACAACTTGAAAATTGAGACCTTCTTTTTCGCAGTGCCCAATCGCCTTCTTTGGCAAGACTGGAAACGGTTCCAGGGCGAACAAGACAACCCAACAGACTCCACCGATTACCTGGTCCCGGCCTTCACAGTAGGCGACGGCGCGGAAGTCGTCGAAGGGAGCATCGGCGATTACTTCGGACTCCCAACAAATCAACAGGAATATCGGTGCAACGCTCTGCATTTCAGAGCGTACAACCTGATCTGGAACGAATGGTTTCGGGATCAGAACCTGCAAGATTCGATTGTCGTCCCGAACGAACAGGGCGACTCGATAAACAACTACAGCTTGCTGCGCCGCGGTAAGCGGCACGACTATTTCACTAGCTGTCTCCCCTGGCCGCAGAAAGGCGAATCCGTCGATCTTCCCCTGGGGATCTCGGCGCCGGTCGTACCCGGCCCATCAGGCACCTACGGATTCGGACAACCATCAGTCGACTCGTCGGATCTGACGAATGTCGACATCAACGCCCTCGATGACGGCACACTCGACATCGGGGATCCTGCAGCCCAGGACACAATTACCTGGAACGATCCGGCCTTGGTCGCGGATCTGACAGAAGCGTCAGCAGCAACCATCAACCAGCTCCGCCAGGCGTTCGCTATTCAGAAGCTCCTCGAGCGCGACGCCAGGGGCGGAACCCGCTATATCGAAATGATCAAAGCCCACTTCGGGGTAACTTCCCCGGACTCTCGGCAGCAAAGGCCCGAGTACCTGGGCGGCGGATCCAGCCCCGTCATGTTCCACACAACCCCGCAAACGTCGAAAACCGACGTAAGCGGTCCGGACGAATCCCCCCAGGCAAACCTGGCAAGTTACGGAACCGCGTCATTCACGAACCATGGTTTCACGTACTCCGCGACAGAGCATTGCGTAATTATCGGACTGGTCAACGTCCGAGCGGATCTCACGTATCAACAGGGACTTGAACGAATGTGGTCCCGTCAAACTCGGTACGACTACTTCATGCCTGCCTTGCAACACCTTGGCGAGCAGGAGGTCCTATCAAAAGAAATTTATGTCGATGGATCGCCAGAAGACGGGGACGTCTTCGGCTACCAGGAGCGGTACGCGGAGTACCGATACAAGCCGAGCCGGATCACCGGCCTGTTCAGAAGCTCGGCTTCAGCATCACTCGATTCCTGGCACCTGGCTCAGGAATTCGAAAACCGTCCTGTCCTGAATCAGGAGTTTATCCAGGACGATCCACCAATAGACCGCATCATCGCGGTCGCGGACGAGCCGCACCTAATAGCGGATTTCTATTTCAAAATGACCCACGCCAGGCCAATGCCGATTTACGGCGTACCAGGCATGATCGATAGATTCTGATGTCGTTCCCCTGGTACAGCGGGTCAACGAGTCCCGCACCTCAAGCTGGAACAACCAGCGCCAAATCCCCACCGCCAACCTGGTGGGGTCGACACGGCGGCGCAGTAATGAGCGCCGCCGAATCCCTGGCGGCCGGCGCGTATTCCGCGTACTCAGTGAACCGGCAAAATCAGCAAGCCAGGGACCAATCCCAGAAACAAATGGACTTCCAGGAAAGAATGTCCAGCACCGCATACCAACGCGCTGCCAAAGATATGGAAGCAGCCGGATTAAACCGGATCCTGGCGTTGGGCAAACCGGCTACGACTCCCGGCGGCTCCGCCG